TCTAAGTCACCAGTATATAATGCAGAGTTTGAATACACATTTATCTTGACACTAGTATCGCCTGATGTCTGTGCCTGTTCATAATGGTGTGTACCATTAGGGTCATCATACTTATCCTTTACATATTCTAAAAATTGATTACTCGCCATAGGCCATTGGTGATATCTGTCTGTGATGTCGTTCACCATTAGTATTACCCAATGCAACTCTGGGTTATCATACATTTTATCTGCAAGACTTTCTGGTGTTTCTCCATCTCTTACATCGTAGGTATCAAACAATAATGTATTTGTTTTTATTTTAGTACGAACACCAACACGCCTAAGTATGTTTGTTACCGCTTTAAAGTTACCTTGACCAACTGAATCATATGGAATTAAAGGAAATTGATTAAAATACATTAGAATCCTTCCTCTGCTTTTTCTCTGGTAATTAAATCTAGTTCTTTAAAGTTTAAGGTCATTGATGTTTCCATAGGAACTGCATCTTTATAGGTCTTATATTTATCCCCACCATACTTAACATCCATATTTGTGAGTACACAAGTTCCTATTTTATTTAAATGTGAGTTTTCTTGACCAACATGCATATACTGAATATCAAATGTTGCAGGCATTGTCAGTCGCATTGCTGATGCATCTTTTATTTCTGGTAACATCATTGTTTTAAATTTCTTAACAATTTTTTCTGCCATTGCAGCCTCTGCTGCACTTTTTGGCATCATTTTAAATTCGTATGAAAATTCTCTTTTAGGAATGCCTTTAAACGCAAGTTCCATTCTGGGTGCTTTAATAAACCCTCTTTGCATCTCAAAGACTTCTCTTGAACCAGCAAAGCCGGGAAGTAAATCAATTGCACCAAAAGCTGCTCTTATTGCCCCGTCCTCTAGCCCTCCTCTAGATTGGTTTAAGGTATCAACTGCCGTGTCAGCCAAACCTTTTCCAGCTAAAATATCTTGGTATGCTGCAGCCCCAAGCATTGTACCTGTACCTATTTCGGTGTCTGTATAGTCTGCACCATATTTTACCTCAACAGTTGGAGGCATATACATACAGATTGATGCAGTCATTCTTACAGTTGGCCGTCTTTTTACACTAAGAGATGTATGTTTCCTGTTCATTTTTTCACTAGCATACAGCTGTCTTGTTGCATCAACACCATATGGATCAGAGATAGCATTATTTCTCTTAGGGCCCACTAAGTTGTCTAGTATCTCTAATTCAGCCATTTGCTGAGCAATATATAGAATCGATTCTGGGGTGTCTTCAAATGTCAATCCAGCATCATACGCATCTTTGTTCATATAATCAAGAACTTCATCTGTTTGTTCATTAACAAAAAATTGAATATAATGACCCTGATTACCATTAGCACCAGCTGGTGCTTCTATGTCAAGAGGAAATGTTAAATTTTGAGTAGAATACTTGCTAAATATAGAAGCAAAATCACTAGTATCACCACTTGATTTTTCGCCTCGTATAATATCTATGGCTTTATTTCTAAGAACACCAACGGCACTTTTAAAAACTCTATTTGCTTGACCTTCGGCAACGCTTCTTAACGCATTATAGACATTCTTTGCCATGTATAAATACTCCTGTGATTATAACTATTTATAAGATAAGCTAATGGCATACAGTGGAAAATACAATCCAATTAACCCTAAAAAATATAAGGGTGACCCATCTAATGTAGTGTATCGTTCACTTTGGGAACGAAAACTTATGGTGTATTGTGATAATACCAAAGCTGTATTAGAATGGGGTAGTGAAGAAGTTGTCATACCCTATGTTTCGCCGTGGGATGGAAAGGTGCATCGTTACTTTCCTGATTTCTATATGAAAGTTAAACAAGCTAGTGGTGAGAATAAAAGGTATATTGTTGAAGTCAAACCAAAGTATCAGTGTAAACCTCCAATGTCAAAACCAAAACGAAAAACCAAAAAGTGGATGAATGAAGTTAAAACTTGGGTCATTAATGAGGCAAAGTGGAAATCTGCAACTTTCTTTTGTGACTCAAATGATATGGAATTTAAGATTTTTACTGAAGACCACCTTAACATTAAGTATAAATAGTAATATGGCAAAGAAAAGCAAATATATTCAAAGTGTCGTAGACGCTGCGAAAGGTAGACCAAAATCTACTGATTGGTATCGTGCAAAAATTAAAGAGTTTGGTGAGCCAGGCGCAATGGATTTAATACGAGATGGAAAGCGTGATAGCAAACCTTTCTATGGACGATTGAATATGTTCTTCTATGACCCAAAACACAAAAAGAAACTACCTTACTATGATACATTTCCTTTGGTATTACCAATAGAAAGATATCCAGATGGATTTTTGGGTATCAACCTACACTATCTACCTATGAAGTTAAGACTTCAACTATTGGATAGATTGGTTGATTATAGTAATAATACTAACTTTGATGAAAGCACAAGACTCGCAGTTGATTATAGCCAACTTAAAAAGATAAAAATACTTAAACCAACACTTAAACGATATCTTGCTGGACAAGTTAAGTCACAGTTCCGTAGGGTAGATGCAGATGAGTTTACAGTTGCAACACTGTTACCTGTGCAGAGATTTAAGAAAGCATCAGCCTCAGAGGTTTATGCAGACAGTAGGAAAATGATCTAATGGCAATAGATTTTAAAGGAATGAGAGATGCAGTAGCATTTGGTGCATTAAATGAATTTATTGCGACTTTCAATAGTGGTGATGGGTATTCAAGACCAAATCGCTATGAAGTTATAATGAAACCACCTTCTGGTTTGTTGGGAAGTGAACAACAAAATTTCTTTGCTCAACTTTTATCACAAAAACACACAAACGACAGTAGAGCTGTTTCTCTTAGATGTGAAGCAATAGCATTTCCCGGCCGTAACATGGACACCACACCAGATTCAAATCTGTATGGCCCTGAAAGAGAAGTTGTAACTGGTTACAGTTTCCCAGACATCACTGCTACATTTCAATGTTCTTCTGATATGAGAGAAAAGTTGTACTTTGAAGCATGGCAAGGACTTACATTTGACCAACAAGACTTTTCTATGGGTTATTACAGTGATTATATTGGTGAACTTGATATTGTTGCTTTAGACGAACAAGACAACAGGAGATATGGTGTTAGACTAAGAGAGTGTTTCCCTAAAGCTATTGTTGAACAACCACTTTCATATGCAAATGGTGCTAGTTATCAAACTGTATCAATTACTTTTGCTTATCGTTTTTGGGAAAATATGGAAGATGAAGCAAATCCAGTACACAGACCTTTGACAGAAAGAATTGCAGAAAATGCTGTAAATACTGTATCAAGGACTCTTACTGCAAATTTACCATCAGTACTGCGACGACTATAAAATTATAATTTAAGGATGAAAAATTATGGCACTACCAAAACTTAATACCCCAACCTATGAGTTGGAATTACCCTCAACAGGTGAGATTTTAAAATACAGACCATTTCTGGTAAAAGAACAAAAACTATTACTCATAGCTCAAGAATCTGGTGAAGATACTCAAATTGCAAACGCAATGGGAGAATTAGTTAAGGCTTGCACCTTTAACAAAACTGACCCAAAAATTGCTCCAATGTTTGACTTAGAATATATTTTCTTAAAAATCAGAGGAAAGTCTGTAGGAGATATTGTTGAATTAAATTTGTTGTGTCCAGATGATGGCAAAACAACAGTAAAGAAAACTATTAATATTAATGATATTGAAGTTCAAATGGACGAAACTCATACGAATAAAATTAAAATTACAGATGATATAGAATTGGAATTTAGATATCCTGTTCTTGCTGATATGATAGAATTAGAAACACATGAAAGTGAAATTGAAAAAACATTTTTCTTTCTCAAAAGTTGCATTCAAAGTATTACATTTGGAGATGACATTCATCACAGAGTAGATTTAAAAGATAAAGAAATTATAGATTTTATTGACTCAATGACAGGGGATCAGTTTGAAACTTTAACAGAGTTTTTTAACACCATGCCCAAGTTGCGTCATATAATTAATGTAACCAATCCAAAGACGAAGAAAAAGAATGAGATTCTTTTGGAGGGTTTGGAAAGTTTTTTAGGATAGGGCTTTCCCACGAAAGCCTACACAATTATTTCCAAACTAACTTTGCAATGATGCAACACCATAAATACTCATTAACAGAGTTAGATAATATGATGCCGTGGGAAAGAGAAGTGTATGTTAAGTATTTGGTAAACTACCTTGAGGAAGAAGAAAAAAGAATAAAACGAGAGCAGAGAGGATAAGTGTGATGACTAAAGAAGTAAAA